TTGGATTATACACTATTTTTCAAACCATGTTGGACGCAACACCATCAATTGCCAAATCCTTGCCTGGGGGACAGTTTTCCATTGGGAAACCGCCGATTGGTGGATGCCCAAGATTCTGGCAAGCTCAGTCTGTGAGCCAGCCAATGCGATAAACCTGTCTTTGTCCATCCTTACATTGTACATAAGACCGCTAATACCCCTACAGTTGACTTGGGATTATAAGGTAGCTGATAATCACCCCATGCCCTAGCAAAACGCATAAGGGTCTTTTAGGAGTATCAAGATGATTACAGCAACCCAAACCAGCCGCAACGAATCCATGTACGGCTTTGCAGACATTGACGCATACGTTGAGTCAGTCAAAGATTCCATCACCTACAAATTCACAGGCGGCAACATGGTTGTTGCTGGCCTGATGAGTGATGCTCAAGAATTGATTGCTGGCGGCGCACAAGACCGCAGCCGCCAAACTCTCAACATTGCCAAACACATTTTGTTTTTGATTATGGATGGCGAATTGGTTGGCACAGTTGAGCGCAAATAATGTACTCAGAAGACTATGAAGAATGGCGGTGGGGGCAAATCCTCACCCGCCAAAACAACTTTGACCCAGACAACCAACCAGAGGATGAAGATGAAATACCCCAGAACGATGAATGAGGCATTCCCCCACACAGTTGAGTATGGCGCAGCCATTGAAATCCATGTTGCCCAACATTCCACTGGCGACAAAGTTATCAGGGTTTTGGCCTTGATTGCCTTGATCGTGCTTTGTCTTGATATTTTTATTTGGAGACCGTAATGAACGCTAACGAACTTATTGACAACATCAAATTCATTGCTGACAAACAGTATGAAGGCGAACCTGCACGAAACCGCTTGGCCTATCACGTTGGCTTGCTGGAGTCCCATTTGCGGGGCTACATCCAGACCTGTGACACTGCACAGGAATACATCAAAGAACTGGAAATGCGCTTGATTGCAAAGGAATCGGAATGAAGATGATCACCTACTCACTTTTGTGCTGGATGGCTTGGGTCACGGCTGGTTGTTCAAGTCTGCCAGGGTCAGCACCCCAAGCGCCCAATCAGGATTTGATTGTTGACAAACAAGTCCAACCGATGGGCAGGAATGAGGTAATTGACGCTGTGCGCCAGTGCGAATCATCTGGCCTACGCGCCATTCCCCTGTACGCCAAACGCAAAATCAATGGCTACACAGTAGAAACTGTGGTGGAAGTCACTTGCGGCCCTAAATACGCTTATTAAGGAAACATCATGGAAACACCAATTGGAAAACAAATCGCCGCAGCCTTTGTCAAAGCACAATCACAATTTGGCAAGGCGTTAAAAACGTCTGTAAACCCTCATTTCAAATCTAAGTACGCAGACCTTAGTTCTTGCATTGATGCTGTTGTCGGGGCTTTAAACGCTAATGGCATAGGTCTTATGCAACGCACCTATGAATGCAAAGACGGGGTGATGGTTGAAACAATGTTTGTGCATGAATCTGGGGAAGTGATGGAGTGCGGAATGCTTCATGTCCCAGCCAGCAAACATGATGCAATGGGTTTTGGGAGTGCCTTGACTTATGCGCGGAGATATAGCCTTTTGACCGCCAGCGGCCTCTCACCAGATGACGATGACGGTGTAGCGGCATCCCGCCCTGCACCACAGATTGACGCTGGAATGATGGCAGACCATATCGCCGCCATCGATGCCAGCGCCAACAAAGAAGAACTGCAAACCGCCTACAAAGCCGCCTACGATGCTTGCAAGGGCGACCAGAATTGGATTGCCAAGGTCATCAAAGCCAAGGCAGATCGCATCGCAAAAGCAAAGGAAAAAGCATGAGAAAGAAAAAAGAAGTCGGTCTTGAGGAAATAACCCTTAAAGACTTTATTGCCATCTTTGCCATGCAATCTTTTATCTCTGGATGGATTAGCCGTGGCACATATCCAGAAACAGATTTAATCGTTTCTGAACTTTCATACAAAATGGCAAATGCCATGCTGGAGACACGCAATGGAAACTGAAATCATCCAAGGTTCAACCGAATGGTTTTACCAACGTCTGGGCAAGGTCACCGCTAGTAGGGTGGCAGACGTAATCGCCAAGACCAAGACGGGTTATAGCGCCAGTCGTGATAACTACATGGCCCAGCTTGTGGTTGAACGTTTAACCTTTACCAAACAAGAGTCATACACCAACGCCGCCATGCAATGGGGCACAGACCAAGAACCATTTGCACGGGCAGCTTATGAGGCCGCACAGGGCGTTATGGTGGAAGAAGTGGGGTTTGTGCGTCACCCAACAATTGCGTGGGCTGGTGCGTCCCCTGATGGGCTTGTGGGGGACGATGGATTGGTGGAGATCAAATGCCCAAATACGTCCACCATGATCGAAACGCTGCTATCCCAAAAAGTGCCAGGAAAATACATCACCCAAATGCAATTTCAAATGGCTTGCACAGGGCGCAAATGGACTGACTATGTTTCATTTGACCCCAGAATGCCAACCAAGGCGCAAATGTTTATCAAACGGGTTGACCGTGATGACACATATATCGCAGAGATTGAGGCGGAGATTGTTAAATTTCTTGCTGAAGTCCAATCCCAAGTTCAACAACTCAACGCAATCATTGAAAGCAAATAATGTCCAAAGTTAAAAAAGAAATTACCGCCATCGTGGGCCAGTACACCAACAAAGAAGGCCAGACCAAGAACCGCTATCAACGCATTGGGTCAATCATTGACACTCGCAATGGCGAAATGCTCAAACTGGATGTAATCCCACTGAAGGAAAACGGTTGGGACGGGTGGGCTTATTTGAACGACCCCAAGCCCTACGAACCCAAAGGCTTGCCAGCAGATAACGATGACGATCTGGCGTTCTAACCATGTTTGATTTCATATTTCCGCGAGTGCGTAAATCTGACCCGCTGACCTCGTTTGTGGCAGCGGACAACGCCAAGGAATTGGCTAAAAAGCACGGTTCAATCATTGTCCAATGCCTTGTCCAGCACGGGCCATTGGGCAAAGATGGAATCGCCACCCACACAGGGCTGGATGGCAACCAAGTGGCTAGGCGTTTAAAAGAACTTGAAACGCTGGGCTGGATTGGTTTGACAGGCAAAACAGTCGCATCAAAATCTAAGCGCCAGGAAAGGGAATGGCGCGTTACAGGGGATTTAACATGAATGAAGAAGATGAAGCATTTGAGGAACTTAGTCGCAGACAAGGCGATTGGGGTATGCAGGGGTCACGCAAGCACCAAATTTTGAGGTTTGCTGAAAATGTTGAGAGCAAGGGGACAAGCATGACACAAGATGAAATCATTGAGATGGCTAAACAAGCTGGGATTAGCTACAACCCTGGCAGTCAACACGACCACGACCATTTCAGGGCTTATGGTGATAGTCTTAAAGCCTTTGCCAAACTGGTAGCCGCCAAAGAGCGTGAGGCCTGTGCAAAGGTGGCAGAGCAATTTGAGCCCGACGAAAAGACCAGCTATGTGACCTACGCCTCTACCGTTATCCGGGCAAGGGGACAAGCATGACTGACACTTGTGAAAAACACTGCGAAGCCAAGGCGTTCAAGATTGTCATAAGGGGTTTGGAAGGTGAGGTTGCGAGACTCAAAGAACGATTGGCGCAAGAGAAAGCACTTCAAGCCTTGCACGATGAAAATGAACGGCTGGGTTTGTATAGGGATGCTTATGCCGAGCCTATGGCGCATGACCCGTTGCCCCGCGCTTGCAACCTTGCGGGAGTGGATTACCAAACATTTCTAAAAATCAAAGCATATATGCCTGTGTATGACACCACCCCACCAAAGGAAAACACATGAAAGCAAGACAAGTATTTATTGCCCTGATGACGGGCAAAGGGTATGCGGAATCTGAACTTGAGTGGGACGGTGAAAAGTTCACAAATCAAAACATGACAACCCGCTGGAATTACTTTTTGCTTGGTTGGGAAATGCGGGGTGTCTGTGATTGAAATATTTTTGCTTTTAAGTTTGGGCGCTGCCATCACGATCATGGCTGGGTGGCTATTCGTTCAGATTCTGCTATGGACTGAGGAATAACGCCCGTTCATCCTGGCGGCGTTTAACCAGCCCTGGCAAGACTTTGCCGCCGCCCTTGGTGTACTTTAGGAATTCATCCGCAGCACCCGCCTTGTCGCCTCTAAGCACCTTCTGGCGTAGCGTTGAACGCTGGGTTGTTCCCAGGCCGCAGTTAAAAGAAAAAGAAACAAGACTGTCAAACATACCTTGGCTGAGATCGAGAGGAAATAAAGTGTGGATTCCACGTTCAAACCTTGCAATATCATTTCTGAGAATGGCATTTACTTCATCCGCTGAAAACGTGCGGTTATCTTCTGGGCGTAGCGAATAACCATCTCTTTGATCAACAGGCATTTTGCCTTGATCTGGGTAAAGTACATGACCAACTCCAATCGTCCAAAGTTTTGCTGGGCAACGGTAAGGCTTAAACCTCACCCCTTCATGGTGCTTGACCATCTCTACAGCTTCAAGGCTGATGTTCATTTTTTGAACGCTTGACCGCCAAACCAAAAACTGACAATGCAAGCCCAGATGATTTGCGTTTCATCATCCCACA